ATGTGTATAAGAGACAGGTGACCCAGGCAGAAATCGAAGCGGCAAAGCCCGAGGCCCATCCGATATTTGCACGTGCGATTTCTTTCTCATTGTCAGAGAAGGATTGACTGGCTACTCCAACACGTTTATCTAAAGCCTCACCAGTCGCCTTTGCATCAGCAAACCCGCCAGCAAGTTTTAACGACGTGTCCGAAACAGGTTTATTAGTCAGGTTGTTGTAGTTCGTTGTTCCCGCTGGCCCCGTGGGCCCCGCTGGCCCTTGACTGCCCGCTACACCTTGCAAACCGCGGGGGCCGCGGATATTAACTGTGCCTGGGTTGCTAAGGCTTCCGTCATTAGTCCAAGACAAGTCACCATCTGCGCTAACGGCGGGTGTAAACGTCACACCTCGGGGCCCTTGACTTCCCGTGGCGCCCACACTGCCCGCGCTACCTGTATCGCCTTTTCCGCCTTTCGCGCCGAACAAAACCCAGTAACTTGTCTGGGAGCTCGGGATGTAATTTGCTGGTACGTCTTGGACGGCTAGATACACATTTCCGTCCGTGTACCTAACGAAGTCGAATGCCAAATAAGTTGCCGTTGATGTCCAGTCACCTTTCCAAACAGGACGGACACGGCCTAGATTAAGAGTTGTCATTCTGTCACCGTAACTGTTAATTGCCCATTGCTGTTAATTGAGAAATCTGCTGAGGTATCCAGGCCCACGTAATCCAGTTTTAAATCGGCTCCGTCAATGCGGAATTGACCGAAAGCTGTTGCCCAGGGGCTACTTCCCATTGGGCCTTGGGGCCCCGCACTTCCGACCGGTCCCGGACTGCCTTGCAAACCTCTTTCACCCCTATCGCCTTTTGGGCCGCGAATATTCACGGGAGCTGGGTTTGTAAGGCCCTTGTTGTTCGTCCAGGAAATCTCACCTTCCGCGCTAACCGCTGGCGTAAATGTTGCGCCCGCACTGCCTTGAGGCCCGACACTGCCTGAATCGCCTTTCAAACCCTGGGGGCCGCTAATCGTTGTGATGATTCCAGAGAGTTCGCACGTGCTCGTTCCGACATTCAAGACCCTAAAGATCTGGCCGCTGGGGTTCATCACGTGGTCGCCAACTTTAATCAGCGTGGCGGGCACGACTGCTGACGTGTTGACCGTGCCGCCTGCTGTAGCGGTCGCACAATAGCGATAAGAAAATGCCGCCTGTTTTGCAATCTCTGCTGCTTCCGTTGCTGTAGCAGCCGCGGCCTCAGAATCGAGTTTGAATTGAGCGGCGGCGGTTGCTGAATTGCTTGCTACCTTTGCGGCGTTCTCTGCCACGTCTGTGGAAGCATCGAGGTTTTCCTGAGCAGATGTGGCAATGTCAGCAGCGGCTTGTGCCTTCTCTGCAGCGGCCTGAGCTTGTGCGGCGTATTCTCCAGACTTAGTAGAGTTTTCTAAGAGTATTTCACCGTACTCTTCACCTTCCATGCCTGAGGATGCCGGAGCAACTGCCGCGCGGGAGAGCTTCTCTTTTAACTGCTGAATCTGCGCTTCGGTGCGGTCAAAGTTGACATTGATGTCATTCGGGTTGAAATCGCCTTCAGCGTGTAAATCAAGCTCCTGGGTGTATGCGACATTGGACAATAACGTGACCGATTCCCCGTCCGTGAGAAACTCGTCAAGCGTAATGTATCCGCCGATATTCGCGGTTTGGTCTTCGTCCCAAGTTACGGTGTAATCCTCACCTTCCTTGAGTGTTTTGTCCACGCCCGCCTTACTCGTGCGGATTACGAGCACATTGGAGGACGCAAATATCTTGAAGTCAAAATCAACTCGGGAGATACCCAAGCCTGTTACAGGGCCCACCCGTCGCGGAACATCTGGCAGCATGAAAACACCTCATTGTTTAGAAGTATTCTCATGTCAGCCAGATTGTTGATGCGCACACCTATCTGCGCGGCTCCGTGCCGATTTCTGGCATACGATAGGGGAGCATGTCGGTAGGTTTCCACCAATAGCCCACACCCTGATTTTTGCGGATCTTCTGCTCGATCCTGCGGTGATATCCAGGATTCATCATCTCCTGGATCTTATTGAATACAGCGTGATTCAAAAGCTGTTTCGTGTACCAGAGATTCACAAGAGGTAGGTTGCCTTTTGCCAGTCTTATAACATTAGCACCAATATCCTTATTGTCTTTGTACTTATCGAAGATTGTATAAGCGTCAAGAATTGTAGAAAAGACAGGGCCCAAGAGGTTTAGAACGGCCTGATGTCCGTATTTATAATCATCGAGAGCTGAAACCAAGATGTCTCCCATAAACCCGGCTCCTCCTCCTGAAGCAAAGGCACGCATAAGAGCATCCGTGCTAAATGGATCTTTAATATCTGATCCGTTCACTATGTCTTTAAACATGTTTGCGACCCAGGCCACTAAGGTAGTAGAGACAATAAGGCTTGTGGCATATCCCACTCGGCTAGCTGTAGCCCAGACTGTTCCATCCGTCGATTTTACGTATCTGTATAAATCTCCAGAGCGCTGGACGTGCTTACTAATCATGCCTATGGGGAAACTCTTAAACAACATAAAGCTTGTCCATGTTTCACCAGTCCAAGTGCCCTTTTTGAATCCGGCTGTAGTAATTGCGCGAGTGTAAAGATCCGGCTCTAATGAGGCCATGTAAGCATCATTCATCACAAAGGCCAAATAGTCTGAAGCAAGTTTTTTCAAACGCTCTCGAGGTATTTTCAGCTGACTAAGTTGATCATCTGTCAGCTTAAGAATGCTGTTTTTTGTGATGTACTTTGCACCCTTTAATTCCTCCGGTTCAGACAATTGAATAACTTTCCATAATTCTTCAGTTAAACCAAAGTTCTCCATTCTTGCGCGGAGCCATCCGTCTATCTGATACCACTGATAGTTTTTTGCTTCAGCAAACCTTGACATTGTTTCGAACGAAGCTGCCCTTCGGACCGCATCCGTCAATTTCGGTAGCAGAGAAAGTTTTAGCGTTGCGCTGGCCAACTTATCCATAATGCCAGCTCTTAGGTTTCCTTCTGCAAAGCGGGAAAGAGCTGAGTTGATAATATCGCCCACAATTCCAGCCCTTGCCGCAAACCGAACATCGCTGGCGTCAGTAGGGTTCATCGCTAAGGCTAATTTTTTAGCGGCTTGCAAGGCAGGAATTTTATTAAAGCGAGCGCTATGAAAATATGTGGCAAAGTCTGATAATGAAGACAATGTTGCGCTACCTAATTTCCCAAAGACTTGCATACTCCTTGCAGCTCGGCCGACGCTTGCAAGGGCTTCCCCTTCAATCGTGCCAGTAGTCCCATTGAGTTGTGCCCACATGGCGTTGAACATCATGCTACTGGGATTCTTCACTCTTCCAGCGTCCTTTTGTCCTTGTTTAATTAAGATACCGGCTTCTCTAGCAACCGTGTTCACTGTCACTGTCGGAGAAGGCCCCATGTCTTCCAACAGTGTGATGTCTCTCGCCATGCCATCGACATGATCGAACAAAGTTCCGAGAATTGAAGGATTTTGCCCAAACATTTCGTTGTATTTGATTCTAGAATCAGCGTCCTTAAAGTGAATTGCTCGGTGGTTTCTTCTTTGATCCGCTTTTGAAACGCCTCTTTTCGGACCTTCTGTTAAAGCATCTAACTTATTGTCTCCTTCTGAAACTAGAGTTTCCCAAATATCGCCGAGCATCTTTTTTATGTCTGCGTCAGATTTTGGTTGGAAGTTGTCATCCAGATATTCAGATCTCTTGAGCAAAGGAAACGTAAATTCAACCCAGGCGGTTTTATTTGCTTGTGAATCTACCTTCATACCAACAATGCCGGTTTTGTCTCTTACAAATTCAGCAGATGCTTTCAGTTCGTTGACTATTGCACCATTGTTAATAATGCGCTGAGCGTTTATAACCTTATATTGCGAGTGGCTTTGAGGCATTGTCCAATCCTCTAAGAACCCTATATCTCCTCCGGCACGGTTGTATCGTTGCCTATTCTCCTCCGACCATTTTTTCCAAATATCTGCTGCCTTTTGAATTTCTGAAACGTCTAGCTTCGTTGAGGCTTGATCAATTTTTTCTCCACAAATTGCCTTCACTAGAAGTCGTTGAGCCTCTTTATTTTCTACAAACCCGAAGAATTTTGGGGATGAGGCGGAGATTAGATCTATAAGTTCAGATTTAAAAGTATTCTTTAACCCAACAACGTGAGAGTTAACCGTATCAAGAAAACGGAGAGAAGCTGAATTTGCATCTATCCCAGAATCCCTCCAATGCTGTGTGAGGTTCCGAGAACGTGCGACAGCAGAAATTTGTAGTTTTGCATTCCGGACTAACCGATCTGCCTCTCCATTTATTTCTGTCGCTAATTCTCTAGCGGCTTTTGCAATGTACTCAGCTTTGGTCAAATTTGGCTCTGTCCTCTTATAGCGGACCACTTTTGCTCTAACTGCTTGAGCAATGTCCTCCCCTTCCTTTTTAGTGAGCTGCCTCCCTAATACTTTAGAAACAGCTTCGAGACATTCTTTTCTCAATCCTTTTGCCATTTTCTTTCCTTACAGATCTCCTAATCCACCTTGATTCCACATACATAAGGCCGCTTCGCCCATGCTGTTGGCTGTGCGTCTTAATTCCTGAGCTTTTTGGTTCGTTGTTTCCATGAAACTAGCAACATCTATTTCTTTGCCGTTCTCGTCATAGATTTTCAGGCCTGGCTGATCTTCCAAAACCTTCTGAAATTCGTTGTCAACAAATTCATCGTCTGACATGACTTTGTGTCTTGGATGGTTTTCACCAGTTTGCTGTTCCGTCTGATTGATTCCGAGCGTCTCCTTGATCTTGGTCTTGCCTTCTTCAGGGATGGGTGCCGCGTCAATCATCTGTTCTGCAGTCTGCTGCAATGTTTTTACAGCCGGATTTGTGGGCTCTTCCGGCTTCATGCCAAAGTCAAATGCCGGAGCCTCGGCTTCCTGTTTTGTTCGGATTTGCTCGTCAGTTGCCAGCAGTCGATCATAGGCGGCCCGCACCTCTGGAGAGATTTCAACCTGGAGCTCTTCGGAGGATTTGTAGATCTTCGTGAGCCAGTCTTTAAAAGCCTCGAAGACTTTTTCAAGGGCCGAGCTCGGAGCCTCACCTTCTCTCAGGTATTGCTCAAAACCTCGTGCAAACTGCTCGTGTGCGGCCCGTTGTTCGTCAATGGAAAGGCTTCTCCATTCGTCCAGGTCTTTCACTCCGAACCATGTCATTAAGGTTTGTACGTCCGCTTTGACTTGAGCGGGAGCGTTCTCCTTCATTGCCACGTCGGTGAGCACGTCCAGGAAATAATGGCCAGATTCGTGAATGAATGTGCTCTCGTTTGCAGACTGCATGAGCGTAATGACGCGCTCTCCAGGCGTGTAAATTCCCCGCGGTGCGTTTTCGTTCTGGAAGAGAATGTCTCCCCTTTTCTCATTGAGTCTGTTCGTAAGGTCTCGGATAACTCTTTCTCTGGCTCCCTCAACCTCAGCATCATATTTGGCAACAGTAATGCCCGCCTTCTCCAGGCGCTTGATTGTTGCTTCGCTTGTTCCGTCTGGGACAACCGCGCCTCTAAATTCATCGGCTCCGACTGCTCTCTGAGGCTTTGCCTCAAAGTAATCCGTAACACTCTCTTTAATCCTGTTGAGAATGTCCACGCCTTGTCTCACAACATCGTCGCTGCTGTTGTAACCAGAAAGGGCCTCTCTCACTCTGGCCTCTGTAATCTCTCCATCGTTCGCGACTACTTTTGCCAGGTCTTGGACAACCGTTTCTTGAGCTTTTAGTCTGGCGTCCATGTCGGCGCCAGGTATCTGACTAGCGTCATATTTGAAATTTGTAATCCTGGAGTCCATTAACATGGTCTGATAAGAAACTGTATCGCTATCCGTAACCTTTTCTCTATCAGCCTGAATTTCCTTTAGGTTCTTAAATCTTTTTGCAGTCGAAGCTCCAATATTTCCCATGCTAAATGAGCCGCCTCCTTGGTTTTTGATTGGCCCCGAGGTCATAGCCAGCACTGCATTTTCGAGCGTTAGGGGCTTCAAACTTCCATCAATTTCAACGAATGGTTTACCTTCCTGGAGAACAATATCGGGAAACATCTTTGAATAAATATCCTGTGAAAAAACAGGTGTTCCCTTCTCTGGATCAATCATGTCTCTGGTGCCGATTAAAGTAATCTCACCAAAACCTTCGTAAGGTGTTCTCTGTTTGGTAATGCCTAAGGACGGTACGGCAAAACCTCCCAAGTCTAAAGACTTGTTGAGATTCTCTTCGCTGATATTGTGAACCGTTATCAGGGGATCTTGGATACTTGTTTGATAGTACCCAGGGAACAGTTCCCGAAGCTTGACTAGGTCGGCCTCGGTCTTTACACTAACACCTGAGTCGTTGGAACCCCGAAGGCTATAGATGCCGGAGCTCTTGTTCCAGCGACTTATTTTTTCCTTATTTGCGTAAACCACCGCGTTGTTTTGTTCCTGCAACGGGAAATAAAGCGTCTTGTCAGGGCCCCATGAAGTTTTTGCTAAATTGATTTCAGCATGCCTTCCGGGATCATTAAATTTAACCGCCACAACAACGTTTTGATTATTTTCGGCCTTGAGGTCTAGCATGAAGAGATAAGTGCTTTCTCTTCGATCATCCCTGAAAATTGCAATAGGATCTGTCAGCGCTTCCGGGATTTGCTTCAAGACTCGTTTAGAAATTTCGGGATGAATATGGTGAGAGGGACTAGATTTTTTACCTGGCAGAGCACCATCAAACATGTGAGGTGTGGCCCGAAGAGTTAAGAACTTTGCCCCAATCAACTTCATCACCAGCGGGGTTTGTTTGAGCATTACCACGTTCTGATTAGGCTTAACCTTTAGGTCGTCCACAAAACGTCCCCAATCCTCAGCTTCTTTTCTTAATTTTTCAGCAGCACTTGCTGGTTCCTGAGCAAAGCCTTCTGCAGATTCCGCTCTCTCCACCCGCAAGGCGTATTCCTGCTCAAGCTCCTTTCTGTTCTTGCCCAACCGAATTCCAAGAGTTTCAAAGAAAGCGTCATGAACCTTAGCGCCCATCTCAGCTACTTTCTTTTCTGCGCCAGCGCCTACAAGTTGTTTCACAAAACGAGTTATGAAATCGCTGACCTGCTGATCCATGACCTCAGGATCAACTCCTTCGCCTGAAACTTCAACGCGCTCTCCGTTGTCGATCTGCTCGGCCGCTTTCTTCTCGTCTGCGATAGATTTGTTTACGTCGCCGCGTTTACCTACGGGTTGATCGTTCTGGATAACACTTGCATGCTGCAACTCCATTGCGGCGTCCAAATGACTCGGCTGGATGGAATTAACTGCGGCCTCTTGCTGGTCAAATTCTGATTTGACCGTATCAAAGACTTGATCTTTAGTAACAGAGCCCGAAAAACCTTCTCCTCCGCTTTCTTGCTCGGCTACTTCTCTAAATCTGGCCAAAACATCTTGAAGCCGTTCAGGATTAGAGGACAAAAGAATGTCCCTAAAGTAACGCTGTGCAGGTGTAGCTGATTCCTCCATGAGTGAGCCGGTAAGCTCGGATTCGTGGCCCTTACCGTTGATCTTTTTAGCTTCTCGGCGTGTCTCGAATACATCCGCCACTGCCTCCAGGAGGTCCGGTGAAAAGTCCAGCTCCCCTTTAATCTTTTTCAGTCTCACTACTTCGGCGGCCACTGACTGCAAGACGTTCATGATTTTGCGGTCTTCAGGGCTATCAGCAATGAATCGATTAATGATCCGAGTATCAGAGAATGCTGCCGCAAAAATAGCTGGACGCATTCTGCGTGCGATATTGTCATACAGAGCATTGCCGTTTGAATCTATCAACCCTTCTTTATCCGGAGTACGGCGGACAAATTCATCCATAGACTTACGAGTGATTCCACCATCTTTGGTAAATTCAACTTCTTCAAGTCGGACGTTTCTTGCGTCCTGGGCGGTTTGTTCTGCTGGATTAAGTTTGAGCGTTCCGGTTCTGTTTGAGGCCTCTCCAATTCCCTCCACCACGTCGGCGTCATCCATGATGCGCACTAGGATCGGGCTCTTCATCTTCTTAATCTGACGCTTGGAAATTCCGAATTCTTTGGCGTCTTTCGTCAAGTCGGCCCGATAGTTTGTGGCCTTAACCTGCTTGTATGCACCCTGCAAGCCTGCTATGCGGCCATTACCCGCGATTGCTCGTGCTCCTGCTACAGTCGGATCTGTAAACTTTGGATTGCTGGAGCCGTCCACGGCATTAGACGTGAACACATCATCGGCGTCCACAACTGCATACCGCATAGTCATCGGTTTAGAGTTCGGGTCGGCAGACACCTCAACACTCTTTCCCCAGAGTACGTTCATGTCATCGGGTACATAGGCAATAATCGGCGCGCCTTGGTCGAGAGAGCGACTCTCTCTCAAGAGGTTAAAGTTCGGTGCGGCCGCGATTTTCTCCATCTGCAACCGAGATTCTTTAGATGTGCGGTCGCGGTTCTGAATAGAATCGAGCACGCTCTTATTCATGTTTGTATTCGGAGCGGCTTGATCTTGAGGTTGAGGCTCTGTCTGTTCTGCAGCTTTTGATTCTGCCTCGAGATATCGAGCTTGAGCACGGTTAGCCCGAGCACCTAAAGCTCCGAAGGCAATACCCATGCCAGCCGATACTCCGAGATTTACGGGATCGAATGGGTCATACTCCTGGGCCTGTTTAGTGTAATTGGCGTTCTCCAGTATGAATTTAATAGCCGCCTGTTCACCCATGTCAGTCACTAGATTGACCCCTCCACCGAAAGCCATGGATTTCAAATAGCTGGTTCCGACCGCTCCTGGAAGGGCCATTCCGACAGCGTTCACTGCTCCCGTGATTGCGCCTGCTTTTCTAGCCGTGGATTCGTCCACCCCTTTATCTCGGAGTTTGCCAGCTTCGTATAGTCCGAGGTCTGCACCAAATAACGGGGCAGCTAAGATTCCGCTTCCTCCTGTCAATACGGTGTAAACGACTGCCTTGGCCAGAGAGCCCGTTAAGCCGTGGATCATCATTGCCGCCTGGCCTGTAGTCTCTGGATTCGGTGTGTAATCATTCTGAGCCTTCAGGCGTGCAAACTTTGCATCCTGTCTCAGTTTGTTAGCGACTTGTTCCTTCTGATCCTGCGTCGGCTCGAAATCAGAAAACGCATCCTCGTTGTTATCAAGGTCATAGTTAACCTCGACACGGTCGGCCAATAACTCATTAAATCCCGAGACCGTTTGATAGAACTGGAACGGCAGAGTTTTTTGTAACGCCTCTCCGGTGCCTTGGAATGCACTGGGTTTGGTCAGCTCGGTATCCTTCGCAACGCCAAAACCATTTAAGGCCTCTGGCCTAGTTTGAACCGTTTCTCCGAATGCATTTAACCAATTCATTTACTTCTCCGAGAAATATAGGTGTTGAGGTCGATAACGAGCGGCTGGCCCTTTTCGTCTCGTACGTAATTCAGGCCGTTGACAACTTGGTATACCCCGTCATCAATCGACTGCAAGGGGGCGCTCGAGATTAGGTTTTGGAGTTGTTGCGGGCTGAGCTTCTGGCCTGCATAGAAATATGATTTTTTCGACTTGGCCAAGTCTTTGCCGGCGTCACTCAGTAAGTCTTCAAAACTTCCGCTCCTTTTAAATGTCCATGTATTCTTCTGAGCCTTGTCAATCTGTGTGGGCAGAAAAACTTTCTTTCCGTTGTGCTCATACACATGGCCGAAAACATTTGCCACTGCATCTTGAATCTTCGGTGAACCGGTCTGACTTGCGAAACAATATTCATTCATTGCGGCACTGAGCATTGCTTCATAAGCTGGGCTTCCGTCCGGGACGGCCAAAACACCTGAGAGGAGCTTCCTCATTTCAGTCTCTTGTTTCCAAGCATCATTTAGCTTGTTCTTCTTAATGAAGTCTCCTTTGATTTGCCTGAGCGCGCCATTCGTCTCCTTACCGTTAGGAGTGGAAGCTACGCCAAGAGCAATTGCAAGCGTCTGATTCTTATTGCCGATTTGCTCAGAGAAAATCCTGAGATGCTCCGAAGAAATTTCAGTTGGATCTGACATTCTGTCTGCCATTCGATTCAGAAAATCTGCCTGGTGTTCAACGTCCATGCCCTGCATAAAGTTCAAGAATCCAGAGATTTCAGATTTGCTAAATAGGGTCTTGGGCGTCCCGAAACGCTCGGACACCTGATCCATGCTGTCGATTCGTTTCTGAATTTGCAGCAGTGCCCCATCTTGGTTTGTCCAGTCGGTAATCGGCTGGAGTCCTAAGTCAGGCATTCCAGAGAAGGCAAACTGAACCGGATCCTCGGCGCGCTGTTTCCGAATCGTGTTGTAAGCCTTGTTCCAAGTTTCCAGGTCTTTCATCCGAGCGGCATAGTTCGGATCATCTTTAGAGGGCGTCATCTGCCGCGCCGTGGCCTCAATCTCAGCATTGCTGAGAGTCGGCATTAGGTAGAGATTGGCATTGAGCTTTGCTTCCTGCTGTGCGTTTTGGAATTGCCTTAAACCCTCTTCCTGGCCGTAAGTCTGAATGAAGGCTCCGACATCAGGAAGCTGGCTCATGTCACCCGTGCTTCGGGCTACAGCCAAAGCGTTGTTCAATGTAGTTTTGAACTGTGAGCGCTGATTTGCAGAGGTCTTTGAACTTTCGGCCTTAGTGTGTTGCATGATCCACAACTTCTCAGGCTCATTCAAAGAATCAATAACTTCAATCCCCGTCTTCACGTTGGGATTGAAAACCAAGTCCGCGGCTGTCAGCTTAGGCTCCTGAGCTGTTTCTTCATTTAAGAGTTTGCCGTTGTCATCGCGCCGTTCTCCGTTCGGACCGATGAAAATATTTTGACCGTTCTCAACTGTCCATCGTCCGCCTACATTCCGCTTCCCGTCTGCATACTGACTTTCTTCGGAGAATGTGTGGTGATTCGGTTTCTTAAAGGTGTCCGGAAAGTGGCCGTTCTCAGCCCGAGCGGCTCCTGCCTTCCAAGCGCCTCTAAGGTCATAGTCGTAAACATCTCGTTCATGGCCGATCTGTTTGGCCCATGCCTGGTACTGTTGCTCTTCCTCCTCCGATAACTGAGTGTTGTACAAGTCAGAATAGTCGTTAATGTCCTCTTTCCCGAGTGCACTCTGAATTCCTGCAATAATCGTGCGTTCAGAGTACGGGACATCGCCGATCTCCTGCTTCATCATGGCTGTAACCAACCTCTTCAGCACCTCAGGATTTTTCGTGTCGAGCGCTTCATCAGGCTGGTAGCCTGTGCCCTTACAGACATTCGCGATATAGTCATCAGTCGGATTCTCTGATGCGGGAGCATATCGACTCACAATGTCCCTGACAGTGTTGATTCCGTACTTAGAGCCATAATTTTTAATTACTGTAGCTGCTGCCCTAATGCCGTCCATCGGAGTAGAGAAAATCACATAGCCGTTGTCGCTCTGACCTATCGATCCCTTCCATTTATCTGAGCTGGCTCTGACGTTGAGCGGGTTACATCCTTTGTAGCCGGAAGTGTTAAGCACCTTATCTGGGACTTTCGGAGGTGTGCCTAGTCCGGCCTGAGCCCTGGATTGTCTTAGCACGTTCTCGTTTGTGTTGTCTCCAGTAGATCTGGCTACTGCCCCAGGCGTCAATGCCAAAGCTGTTGCACCGCCGTATCGCTGAGAGAGTTCAACAAGCTGCGGAGCGGCGCGGTGGAATAACATCTGATAAGTGCGACGGCCTACATCCGTGGTCATTTGTTTGGAGCCGTCTGTCTGAAAATGTCTCAAGGCGCCAATAGGGTCGCTCAATGCCATATTGGAATAAGCCGAAGCATAGGCCAGGGACTGATACGCGTTCTTCTGCCTCTTGAGTGTCTCTTCATCCCAGCCTTGCATCCTGCCCTGATACTCGATCTCGTTCATCAGACTGGCCATTGTGCGTTGGCTGTCGGGAGAGAATTGACCAAGAGCAAATTCTTCTACCAAGTTGTCTGCGTGGTCCTTAGATGTTTGAGCCCGCCAGCGGATATTCTGCTCGTTGCGATAGACGACCGTCTTTTGACGAACGGAATTGAGGCGCTGTAGGGCGTTTGACTTAAAAGCCTCTCTCACATCCGGATCGTCAATCTGTCCCAAGTGTTTGTCATAAATGGACTGAAGGTCAGACTGCGCCTGATCCCAGGAGGTCACGGCGTTCTTGCCCTGCTGAGAGAAATAGCCCTTCTCCGGATCGTATAGTGTGGTCTGTACCTCTTTGTTGTAGGCGTCAAGCTGTTCATCCGCTCGCGCCTTCACTACTGTGTCTCTGTGATAGGCCTCAATTTTGACGGCGCTGTTGGCTAACTGAGACCACGGCTGGAGTGCTCGATTCATGACGTTTTCATAATCGAAACTCGGGCGAACATTGTCAGCAGGAGCGCCAAATCCTCGGCCGCTTTCTACAACACCCGGGACATTGTTTTCATACTTCGGAACGATTGGCATTTTTTTTATCCTCTGTAATTCAGAGAAAAGATGTTTTTAGTTGAGGGATAGAGCTGAGTTGTTTTGACCATCTGACCTAGCAGCAGGTTTGGTTGAGCGCCGGAGATTGCGTCAATCCTCGGCATGTTCGGCTGAGCGCTTGAAATAGCGTCCACTTTGATTCCCGGATCGGCTCCCGATATAGCGTCGATCTGAATCGTCTCATCGGGTTTTGATGGCTCAGCGGTCTCTGTCTTGCCAGCCATGTCCATCAATTTTCCATAGGCAAAGGCCATACCCATATTCCCAGCACCGATAAGCAGAGAATCGCTGAAGGCTCGGGACGCGCTCTTTTTGTTGGCCAAGCTCATAATGGCCTGGTTTCGATAGTCAGTCTCCTTCGCTCGGAAGCCCCACGCCTCGGATTTTGCGTTACTCTCGAGGCGATTGAGGTTGATCTTCTTAACAATGTCCGTACTGGCCAACTGTTCAGCAGCAGAACCAACACCGATGGCCACACCGTTGGCCGCCAGCGAAACTTTCTGGCGAGCTTTGACTTGTGCGGCTCGCATCGTCTCTCGCTGATACTCACCTTCCGCCGCGAAAAGCCTCTGCTGATAATGCAGATTCATCGTGTCAGCGTTGATTTTTGCGATATCGGCCTGAGCCTGAGCAATAGCGTTGTTGTACTTAGTGACACTCTTAGCACCAAACGCATTGAAAAGTGCCGAGACGCCCATACCGACGAGGCCCAAAGTGCCAATAGATAATCCAGCCATAAAAAATCCTCCAACTCAGAGTAGATATTGGAGGATTCGTAAATCGTGATGCGCACTACACCACGTCGCAAGTCACCGTAATGCTGGATATCTTGAGCGGGAGAGGAGCGTTCTGGCGGATGCACACTTGCCCGTCATCCGTCCATGATGCGGATATGTTCACTTCAAATTCTCCGTTGTGTTTCTTCGGCGGCCTCCCGGGAGTTTCTCGTCCTCGGGTCGGCTGCTGATAGAGGGTGTCAAAACTCGAACCTGCAAGTATTGCAGCTGAATCAATCATTCTGACTGCCACGCCGCTGATGTTCTTCCTGTGATTACTACCAAAAGAAAGATCTTGGAGCTGTAATGCAAGAGGTAAGGTCTGAATGTCAGAGTTGTACGGCAAACCAACATGCACCTTAGAGGCCGCTCTTCTTAGCGTGATCTTGCCGTTCTGCACTACTTGATCCGGCACACAATAGCCGTCGGCTAGGATGGAAACCTTCATCCCATTCAGCCAGCTAATCCCGCTGATCTCGGTCTTGGCCGGGCCCGAGTAAGTGCCCGCACAATCCATGAAGAGATAATCTTCATCCTTGTCAATGATGTACTCGTTCATGCGCTCAACAAACCTTACGGTGTTCTCTCCGATCTTGCGCTTGGTCACGACATAAAGAATGTCCTCATTGGATTCTGGCACCACTGCGCAGGATTCAAAGTCGCCCTGGGTCTCGTGCTGAGCGAATGCGCCCACCTGCTGTTCTGGCACATAGGTAAAGGAGATTAGTTTGCCTATGTCGTTCACGCACCAGAATATGCTGTAGGGGGCCTTGGCGTATGCAATATCAACGACTTCGTGATGATCGAATAGGTGAGCCGCTCTGAGGCACACGTCCGAGGTTATGTAACCGCCTGCTTGGTAGCTGTAACCGAGTTCTCTCAGGTGGCCGCCTCGAGCTGAGGCAAAGATCATCGTATTGTTAATAAGGACCGGTTTTGTCTGGCTTGATCCCACGTAAGACTGTGGTCTCACGCTCATTGATTCAGGCGTGATCGCGTCCGAGTTCACTGGGCTCACTCGCCATTCCCCGCTCGCTGTCAGCATGAGGAGCTGAGACAACGGCACGATATGGCGGATTCTGTTGCTGTCCTGGCTCGCAACTCTCACCTTGATGCGGTCGGTTGACTGAGACGGGAGCGAATAGCCCATGTCTGTTTCGGTACCTGTTTTTGTAGCCCAAATATATTGCGGTCTCATGCGACTGCCGGCAAACCACCTTCTCTGTTCGAAGTAGCTCACACATCCTGGATAGTCGCCAGCGTTGGCTACAGTCAGAGAGATTTGAGCGCCTGAGCCGTAATTAGAAACAAGAGTAGCGGTCGGGTTGGAATAGCCCGCCCCTGCGTTCTTGATTAGGACGTTCGTAAGTTTGCCCTGACTGAATACAGGCTCCAGAACGGCTCCGCTTCCGGTTGAATCGGTTACGTTAATAGAGGAATACATAAAACCTGCGGATGTGGCCGAGGCTTGGAAAGAGCCCGAGTAACGGTAAAACTCAAATACACCAGTGATATTTTTATAAGCGTCACTCCATGTCGGCCAGCCTGTAATGCTGATCGTAATAACGGGACGTTTATATCCGCTGCCTGCCTGAGTAATCGTCAGGCCTTTTAGCGGTCTAATGCCGATAACACGAGGATTCGGTTTGTAATAGTCAGGTGGCGTAATGTCAAACCAGTCGGCCATTGTCGCCTTAACAGGACTGACCACAGCTCCGACACCTGATCCTTCTGCATCATGCACGGTAATGGAAAAGGTGAAGTAATCCATGAAGTTACTAGGGATCCAGCCCACGGGATAGCCGTATTTGTCCCCCGAGCTCATCAGATTCCATTTGCTGTCATAGTAGGCCGCCAGCATAGGAGCGTCTTTGAATTTCCCTCCTAGGTCATATCCTTCGCCTTTGAGCACCCATGTTTCACTCTCTAGGAGCGAAACGCTTAAAAGCTCTCCGTTCGGTCCCGTGTAGCCCGTACCTTGAGCCACCACGGTGGCAGCACTGATGCCTCCACTGGTGAGGAAAACATCGTCATAGATTGGCGGCGTGATAGAGCTGTCAGGCGCGATATTGTCGTCATCAATCGAGTTAGAACGGGTCTCACCTATGTACCCGTATATGCCGCCTTTATCACGGTATACACGGTAATGATCGGCACCTGCAACAGTGTTCCATGTTATTGTGTTGTACGCTCCATCCCCATAAGGGTTGCATATCACGCTGGCGGCAGCACTCGCTTTAGATTCCTGTGAGTTGTCTAAATTGCAGGATGTGACCACATACTTTCGGACATAACCATCTTTGTAAGTCGCTGAGGCCAAGATGTGTTGTGTGGCCGTCACGCCTGTAGGCGGTGTAAGCGAAGTGTTGAAAGTAATGTCCACAAGTCGCCAATCCAGCGCGCCGTATCGTCTTAACTCTCGGGGCGGATGGGAGCAGTGCACCAACGTGATAATGTCCACCGACTGAGCATAGTCAATATCAAAGAGCTCCGATTCGTCATAATCGGTTGCCACCTCGTATGGCACATTCCCGTTCATCAGCGTGGACCCGTTCGTGTGAAATCGGACGTAATGGTGCCCAAACTCTAAGATCATTGTCTGAGTTGCTGAGAACGTGAACGGGATCAGTCTGCATTTTCTGTTCGGGTACTTGGTCTCGCGCACCATTGAAAAGCCTGGGCGTCGAACGACAGGGCCTTGAGGTTCAACAATCATATTCCTACACTTGGCCAAACCTGCAGAGTAGGACGGATCAGTAATCCGGCTGTACATCGAAGGAGAAATCTCACCTCCTCCGATTGATTGCTTGTAGATTTTCAGTGACATTTAGATACTCCGTGCAGCCAGGTGGGGCGCTAAATATTCGTGTTTGACCCTGATAGAGTTTCGAGAATCCTGAAACTTCGCAGTCTCCAGTGCTTGAGCGGCCATTTGGATCATCTGCTGCGCCATAGAAGTTTTCATCAGTGGGCCTGCCAGATAACTAGCAAGCTGGAGAACAAGGGCCTGAATGAAATACTGCGGCATGATTGACACGTTCTGGACGCTGGCCACGTATCGAAGCATGGGAGCGGGAGAATCAGTCAGGAGAATAAATGAGCCTGTTTCCGATAAGGCCTCGATCTCAAAATCAAGTCCGGCCTCGTCCACCTGTGAGCTTTTCTCATAGACCTTAACGGTGCGCAAATAATCTGAGGGAACTTGGTAGCCGTGCGCCCACTGATACAAGTCAGCGTCATATTTTTTGTATTCAGGCAGTCTCACGCGCCTGATCGCAAAAGCCCAGTTGTGCGCCTCCAGTAAGTAACGGAGCGCCTGAGGATAGTATTCAGCACAAGCCTCAGCGTTCGGATTTCCTTCAGGTGGTTTGATCCGTGTGATCGTACCCTTTTGCCCTAAGTAACTCAGAGCGGCATTGCAAATTGACACTTCATTCATATTAAAAAAGGGAGGTTTTCAAGCCTCCCTCCTCATCTTTCAACAACTACTGAAATCGCAACTGAGAATTAACTAACTAGAACTTGCCGCTGCTTCGGCGGGGAATTCAATTCCCTGCGTGCGGAGCGGGGAACCCAGTTGAACGTCATTGCCAATAAAGGCGGTGATAGTTCCGGCGGTAACTGAAGTCGGCGTGGAAACCAACTTCAAGTAACGCTTATGAATCGGCGGCAGAGCAATAAGCAAGGGCTGTTTCAGGTCTGTGGCCGTTAGCGCTTTCGTGGTCATGACATCCGTGTAGGTAGACTTGTCCGCGGATTCCTGCAGCTTGAATGTGATGGACGTACCGGCAATTGCTGTCGGCGTCAAAATGCAGAGCACCATTCCATGAGCATTCAGGTAAGGAGAGGTCTGATCCGAAACAAAATCGAGCACATTAGACGTGATCGCGGTTTTGGCCTCTGCCTTTTCACAAAACATCATCTTTTGGTCAATGATCATTTTTATCCCCTTGATTAAGAAACTGTGATCTTGGATTCAGTGGACGGCAAAACGTCGGTGCCGTACTGATAGATCGGGATACCGCCGAAGGAAAGCATTGATTCACGCTGGCCAAAAGTCTTGTACTCCAGTGTGTACTTAGTCTTTTCAAGCAACTGAAGGTCATAGATCAGGCCCACCTGATCGGTACAGTAAATACCGACATTAGAGAAGTCGGAGGTCTTCAAGCGGTGACGTGCCTCAATAAACTTCTTGAGCAGATCCGTTGCGCCCTTGTCTGTCGTGAACTTGGTCGGATCAACGTTAGCAATACGCACAATCTTTTCAGGATTGCCTGCAAAGACACCCAGGTCGTATCCGAATTCAGTAACGTACGCAGGATACATTTTGCCTTTTGCATCAGGTACATAGACGACCTCTTTGTTCACTTCCATAGAAACGCCGGCGGCGCCGCCATACTGCGGGAAGAAACACGTCATCTCCTCCGGATCCCAATTGACGAAATAGATGGATGTCAGATTTGTGCCAGTGCCGCCGCCGTCAATGATGGAATCCTTCCAAACTCCACCGTCACGGTCAGGAAGAACAATGTTTGCAAGGCCCATGCAGTCTCTAGGATCGGTCATGGGATTACCTTGAAAAACACGCTTGACCATGCCGCGTGTTAAGCCACGAATGAACATCTGATCGGTGCGCATGCGGAATGCGTTGCGCTCTTTCTCAGGCATTTTTTCAAGCATGAGCTTGGCGATAACCGAGCGGTCACGTGCCACACAGGACGGGTAACGAACTGCACGGCCGGCCGCGTTGGAGGCGCTCCAGCCTTCATTGATTCCGACAAGCTGACCTTCCGGATACTTTTCTCCGATAAGGCCCTTCTTGCCCTGGCCGTCATTACCACGCACCATAGTGGCACGATCAAAGAACGGCTGATAATCCCGAATGGTCTGAATCATCATGTTGATCTGAGTATTGCCTTCGGGTACGAGAGCTTGCCATTCTGCAAGCGTAACAGGGGTCATTCCAGTGAATGCGTCTGCCATTTTTAACTCCTTTATTTACCGTAAATATCGTCTGGAGTGAGAGTTCTGTTAGAACTGCCTCTAACCGTTTTGTCCTCTCGCATGCTGTCGCCAAAATGTTTGAGGATTTTGATCAGGCCTGGATGATTGCCGGCAAAGGTCGCCAGTTCATACACGTCCGGATCCGTAAACTCTCCTGTTGGTGTCTGAAACTCTTTAAGCGCTCGTTGAGCTGAAAAGACCGTGTTCTTCCAGTTGTCGCCGCCTATTACCTCGTCATGGAGCGATTTTTCCTTCCATGTCGCATTGGTTTGTTTCAGAACTTCAATTTGTCGCTCTGCCAGCTTCGGCGCCAGCTTGTCGATGACTTCCTGCGCCTTGGCCTGAGGCAGATTCAAAGACTTAGCGACTTCCGAGAAAGTCTTGATGACTTCGGCGTCTAAGGCCGTACCTTCCGGCGCCTTAAAGTCCTCATACTTCTCAGGAGCTCCGCTCGTCTCTTCCGCCTTTTTGCCCTTATTCTCTTCTTTGTTCTCTTCGGTCTTTCCTTCCTGCTGAGACTGCTGTCCCTCCTGGGGAGGAGTGGCCTTGGAGATTTCATCAATCAGCGTGGATTCTCCCTGCTGCTGACCCTGAGAATCAGGATTAGGCGTGCCGTTGGTTGTAGCCTCGCTTGTCTGATTTTCGGCTGTACCTTCGCTCATTTCGTTTCCTTAGGTCTCAATTCGCCGATCCTTTCAGGGGCGTACTTGAGAACGTTGTTAAAAACCTGTTGTGCAAATTCCCGTTTCCCTTCCTTGCGAGCCATGTTCAAAGCATTCGTATCGAATGCCGAGGAGAAGAAACCGCTGTCATCAAAAATTCGTTTCAGCACTGTCATTCCGTCTCTTGTGTTCAGGACATTGATCAGAGCCTCTTGGAAGTCAGCCTCCTTTCGGAATGCCTCGAGATTCTTTTCTTCGTCCTTTTCTCGCTGGGAGTTGTCGAACGGGTCTCTAGTAACTTTGCTCATTGTCAATCCTCGTGATTTCTCGATGCGCACACCCTATTGCATTCCCTCGGCCGCCATGTCTTGCATACCCTGGACAGCTTGGCCAGCCAGTGTTTCCGGGCCCGCTGGCACTTTTCCGAGCTTGGATAGCATGTCAGCGCTCTGAGCCATTTGCTGTTGCTGCTGAGCCTGCTGTTGCTGCTGTGCTCTCTGCCGTCTGATAGCTGCCACCTCGTCCGAAGAACGAAGAATTTCAGGCGATACACCGCGCTTGTCGGAAACAATCTGGGCGTACTTGTCCAGATCGAAGTTGTCGAGGAAGTCGGGCTGATACTGAGCAATTTGGAGCGCCTCCTGAATTGCCTGTTGGTCGGTACGGGATTGCACCTCCTTCTGGCTACGGCTCAAAATTGAGGTGTACTCGACATTTAAATCCGTGCCCTGAATCTCTTCGGGAGCAGGCGGGATCAATCCTTCTTCGTTCAGGATGTCAAACGTGCGGTCAATGAGCGGGCGCAAAACCTCGTTATTGAATCTGGAGAGGACGGGCCCGAGCATCAGCAGCTTCTCTTCGTGCAGTTCTGCAACTGCCGTGGCCGTCATCTGATTGAGCGCAGACTGATTACTGAGCATGAGGAACATGTCCACATTGAATCCAGCGCGGATTCTGTTCTGTACCTCCAGAGTGTCCTGCCTCAGGTCATTGAGGTTGATGGCTACATTCCACAACTGCTCTGCAGGTTTCCTACCAGTGGCTCCGTTAATGAAGGATTGGCCGCCCGGATCCATGTCTATGTCTGAATCCTTGGCTTCGGACGGTAGCCCAATAGGCGGATTCACCATGTAATCAATGGCATTCCCTTTTTGTTTCTGCTCGTGCTGGAGCTGTTTCACATCCCCCAGAACGACCATGCCAGGAGATTCACAACTGTAGGTTTCCGTGCTGATCGCTCCCCAGCGTCCGACCACGGCAGGAAACATTCGGTATCCCGATTCTCGGAGAATCGGCTTCTGATCGTCTCCTGCATCCTTCAGCAGATAGACGGATCGCCACGGCATGTCCTTATTGGACTTTGAGCGTGTATCGCGTTTTTCTCTCGGCTCGATTGCATGAATGATCGTATAGAGCTTGTCCCTCTGGCCGCCCTTGTACGTTTGGTAGAGAGAATATGGCAAAGCGTCTTCACCAAACTTCTGAACGATCTGCCTCAGCGATAACGAAAACTCGCGGTAGATAGTATCCGGAGTTCCTTTGCTGTCGCACGATATACAGTATTCGCCAGCAGTCAGGGGAATACAGTTAAACCCTTTCTCCTCATCCTCTTCAATGATGATGGCCAGAATGCCAAATAAACCAGCCTCAAGCCACGCATGATGCAGGGCCTGATAGAGATTGGTCTTGGCGTATGTCATGTAGAGGATCTGCGAGACATCCGAGAGCCAGCGCCTAACCTGGACGGATTCGTCTAAGTCAGGGCTTCCAGTCGTGAGGAAAAACCACTGCTGAGAAGGATCGGTCATGCCGCTCATTAGGCCCTTGGCCAAAATATCCGAGGCCCTGAGCGCGGTGTTGTCATAGATGCTATTCCAGCGGGTCTTAGCTTCATTCTGCGTTGTCGGATTGAGGAACTTACCGTTAGCAGGCCGCAGGAATTTAGAGATTTCTATCCATTGGTGGAGATAAGGATCGCGCTCTTTGACAAGGCTTCTCCATCGGTTCAAAACTTCCTGCCGAACTTCTTTCATGTCATCACCCTAATGCAGATTTTTTGCCCAGCGTCATGTCGTTTTGATCCACACCGCCGGCGCCAGTCAGCATTGTTTGGCCGCCTGATAACAGGTCGTTGGTGTTGTCGCCGAGGATCTTGGATAGATCAGCAGTCTTCTGGTTCTGCATACGCATTTGCTCACGCTGTTGTTCAGCTTGTTTCTCAGCGTTGCGTTTGGCCTCTTCGGTCGCGTCCTTCTGAGCTGATGCCGTTCGGCGTGCGGCTCGGCTCTGTGAGTGAGAAGAGAGTGCAGCAGACCCGGCCATTAACAAGCCCATTCCCAGCATTTCCATACCCATGGTTTAATCCTCCAGTGATTTGTAATAGGTGACATCCGAGCGCTGGAATAACCTGTCAAAGAGTTGCTCCGTTCTGGATCCAGCGGGTGCAGAAAATCGAATACCTGATGCGCCAAACTCCCGAGCCATTTTTATTGCGTGTCTCAGGAATTTCAGGCCGTGTCCTCGGTGCTCTGGCTCAAGGTAAAGCGTGTCCACATTGGCCACGTCTTTAGAGTTGTGGAGAGAAGGACACATGACGATTGCCATGATCCCTACCAACTGACCCTCGCTCACGGCTCGAGCGCAAAAAAGCAAACCGTTCCTAGCCAAGAACGAGTATTTGTCCTTGTCCACAATGCCCTTGAGGTTGATGTGCCCGGCCTCCTGTCTGTAGTGCAGGCACACATCCTCATACCGAGGGTCATTGAATAAGTCTGAGAGCGTACAGGTTTCGATTTTCATCATGTCCCGATTGTCGAGCCCGCCACGAGACTGATGCGCACACCCTCTATGCGTATGGATCGCGTATGCCCTTGTGGCGGTTCACCCGCTGATGCCGCCAGCTATCGTCCTCTATGTACTCCTGGATGGGAATAGCGAAACACAATGCGAGGGCGTCCGCGGTATCTGGAGAGTTCATGTTGCGGCGCTTCATTGAATCTTTGGATTCCAGGAGTAACCGGCCCTTCTGGTCAATGAGTTTTTCAGGTATGCAAAGATCCTCGGCCAGCTCTTCACTCTTTGGGATCGCTCCGTCATCGCGTATGAAATCCCGCATCTTGTCCCACATCTCAGCACGCTTATTAGCCCACCTCTGTGGGTTTGTGCTCTGGCTTGCACTGATGACCTTGTTCAAGTGCTGCACCTTGTCCTTGAGCCAGTCATAAGGGCTGGCTCCCACACCTGTGTAGTCAATATTTACGTACACACGAGGAATGCCCTTCTGTTTCAATTCGTTTGCATACATGAGCACCTGCATACCGAGCTGAGGGCCGTCCAGGCCGCGAAAGACTTTCAGCGGCATAGTGCAGTCACGGCCGATCTTAGTTGCTATGGCCGAGCGGTCGTCTCCCTCTCTGGCCACGTCCACACCCAGGATAGCGACCGTTCTTGAGTAGTTGATCTGACCCACGTCACGATTCATAGCCGCGTCAACGTCCTCACGGTTAATGAATTGCTTGGCTGAGGCGCTGGGGAATACGCCTCTCACGCGCACCTTCACAAAGTCGCTGTCCTCTCCATAATCCTCCACGTACTCTTGCAACTGCTCCTTGTTCGTGATTTTCACTGTGCGGCTGTCAATGTTGTACGTGATCCAACGGTGGCGGCTCTTGTGGAAAGCGTCAAAGAATGGGCCGTCTGGGCGCGTTGGGTTCCCGAAAATGCACCAGATGATCTGCGTGTCCTTGTCCGTGAGCGCGCCTTTCGTTACCTCGTAAATCTTTTGAGCGATAACTGAGGCTTCATCGAATAGCACCAGGATCCGCTTCCCTTGATTGTGCAAGCCCTGGAATGCATCGGTGTTGTTCTCGTTCCAAGGGATGGCGTCAATGCGCCACGTGTATTTGTGTCCTGGCTGAGTTGAAAAAATGGATTCAGCGGCCACCTCGAACCAATCACGGAATAGGCAAAGGTGGTGCCACTTGTGCAACTCCGACCATGTTTTGGTTATGAGCTGGTTCTTTGTTTCAGCCGTGACAACTCCTTTCATGTCCGGATATGTGCAGATTGACCACAACATAATCCAGGCCACAAAAGCCGTTTTGCCGATACCGTGCCCGCTGGCTACAGCAATTTGAATCGCCTTGTGTCTAGTCTCCCCGTTCTTCAACCGGTCGCGAATATCACAGAGAATCTTCTGCTGCCACACGTCCGGACCTTCATAGTTTGCCAGCTCACCGTATCCCCATCTAAAGCACTTCTGGACGAAAAGGAGCGGATCATTCGTGCAAGCGATAGCCAGGCGCCTCAGGCCCATTTCAAACTCCGCGGCCTCTTTATTCATCCTTGACCTCCTTCAAAACTTCATTCAGCCAGGAGGAGCGGTCAGAAATATTGACCTCCACCTGTTTCTTCTCAACGAATAGCCCTAAGCGTTTGCCGAGCATGTCCAGGCATTTATGAGCTGTCTGCGGATCTTTCGTTTCCATATGTACTACGTTGCCGTCCTCGTCTTTAAGCTCGATCTCCTCCATTGAGCGGTTTTTAAGCTCCAGGACATCACGTGTCCAATCTTCAGCCGTGTATTCCAGCTTCTCTTTCAATGCGTCCTGGCGTTTAGCAATTTCAATTTGGATGGCAGGTTTTGACAGGTTCTCTTGACCCTGAACTCTGGCCGCTTTTGAGCTGTATCCTGCCCTTATCGCGGCCTGTGTGGCGTTACTGTCCACCATGTATTCATCAATAAAACGCTTCTGCTTATCGGTCAATGGCTTTTTCTTAGTCATACAATCCCCCGATTTTTATTGAGTATTGAGCCGTCCTGGTTCTGGGTGCGCACTGCTTCATTTGAATTTCGTTGGAATAACTGCACGTCTTTTGCCTGAGAAAATGTCACGTAAAGTGCGTATTGGAATGTCCATCTTCTGTGAGATTTCACGCAAAGAAAGACCCGCTAAGCGAAGATCAAAGCAATGGATAAGATCCTGATCTGAATACTTCGCCTTTGGGCTGGACACTCCGACACGTACTGATGCGTCAGAGAGAAGGACCGTGGACGGGTCAAGACCGAGCTCGGAAAAACTCTGGATATTGGCTCTTAACTCGGTCAATCGTTCTCGATATGCGCAGATCTCGTTGTACCGCTGTTTCTCCTTCTCTAAGTCCGACAGCCTCGATAAGTCGGTTTTGAGCTTCGATTGGAAGCAGAGAGTGGTATCGATATGCCCGAACAAGTCCCCTTGGTTTTTGAGTTGTGTCATTCATCATTTCCCTCCGGTAGCGGCTACTTCCTCACGGATCAGCCTGAATAATTCTTCTATGGGTAGAATGGCCAGCCATTCTTTACGATCTGCACGGCAAACAACAATGGGTCGCTCTCCAGGTTCGCACCCGTTGCTGGCCTGATCCATCCATTCATACAAATTTCCGATTGCCGCTCTCCGTTTTACTTCGAGTGAGTAAGGGTTGAGCTTGATGTCGGCTCCTCCATCACGGGTTTGGGAGAGGTTGCGGTGCACCTGTATGCCCAAGTGTTGGAATATGAGATCGCAGATTTCGCGCTCTCCAGCAGCGCCTTTAGTTCTCTGTGCTTTTCCCATTCTTTTCTCCATTGGTTGAATGTTGTTTAAACAGCCGTCTAGCGTCTCTGAGCGATTAACTCAGCGTGGACGCGGTATCTATCGAATTGAGAGAAAAACGTTCTCCTGCGTTCAATACGCTCGTCTGTGTCACGTTCAAAAACCGAGCACCTTGTGAATGAGATTGGGTAGCACCTGTCTCTT